ATTGAACAATCATGGCGATTCCACAGGTAACAAATCCAAAGCTGGAGGCAGTCAACATCATGCTCTCTTGCATCGGAGAGTCTCCAGTGAACTCCTTGGTGTCTGGACTTGCGGACGCAGAGGCAGCAGAACTGATCCTCAACAGGGTCAGCAAGGAATCTCAAACCGAGGGTTGGCATTTCAACACAAGGATCAATTACACCCTGCCGGTTGACGAATCAGATCAAATTCCAGTTCCTGCGAACACCCTGCGGCTCAACCTTGCAGACACCAGCAGGGGGTATCCTCTCACACAGCGCGGCAGTTTCCTCTACGATTACGAGGAGAATTCCTACATCGTTGGAGTGAAGTATCCAACCGTCAAAGTGGACTTGGTGGAACAGCTTGGTTTCAATGAGGATGCTTCTGCACGAGAGGCGATTCCAGAATACATGCGGCGTTACATCTCAATTCGTGCTGCACGAGTCTTCATCTCAAGACATCTTGGTTCAGAGAACATCTACGGATTCACGGAGAAGGATGAGGCCATCGCACGCGGAGAGTTGAAACAAGCAGAATCCCGAGCGCAGCAGTTCTCCATCTTTGATCACCACACCAAGGGGGTTAACGCACTCTACACCTCCTACAACCGGCTCATCTGAATGCCCTTCATCAGCGATTCGTGGCCCAATTTTGCAGATGGGATCTCACAGCAACCTGTGCTGTTGAGGACACCAACGCAGGGAGACGAGCAGATCAACGGATTGAGCGACCCCGCACTGGGATTGAGCAAACGCCCCTGCACGGAGCATCTTGCAAAAATCGGTGACTACGCAACCCCGAATCTCTTTGGGACGACCATCACCAGGTCTGCAACTGAAGCGTACTTTCTCCTAATTGCAGCAAACTCGGCTCCAACCCTCAATGACACCACGTCCGGTGCAAGCGTGGCAGTCAACGTCACAGAGGCAACAGATCACGAGATCTCAACAATCACCTTCTCCACAACCACTGCGACTGTCACAACTGCATCGGCACATGGACTCAGCACCTCCGACAAGGTGCAGATCAACAGTGCAGCAGTCACCACCGGGACCAACACCTACAACGGACCTTTCACGATTACTGTCACAGGAGCCACGACCTTCACCTACACAATGGGAGGAACGCCTTCAGTTGCTGCGTCAGGAAGTCCAACCTTTGCACAGATTTTTGAATCCACAATGTCAGGGGCGGACCTGGTCTCCTACAACGCCATTGTTGATTACCTCAAGGTTACAGACCCCCAGACCAACCTGAGATCCGTCAGCATCGCAGATGAAACCTACCTGCTCAACAAGTCCACCACTGTAGCAAAGACCACCACTGCAACAACGAACCGCAACTACAAGGAAGGCGTCGTTCATGTCAAGGTTGGTGCATTTGGAACCACCTACACGATCACCCTTCAGGGGACTGATTTCACGCACGCGACCACAGAAAGCGGCACAGACACCTCTGAGCTTGTAACCCGAAACAGCACGATCACAGATGCACTTGTCAAGGCGCTCTACAACGACGTAGTCCCAACCTACGACCAGGATTCCAACCAGGAAACGAGCTTCAGCGCACACGGCATCACCCCGACAATCACAGTCCGACACCGCAAGGGGGAATCGGTGATCCACTTCAAGAGTGCATCCCTCACGGACACCTTCACTCTCGAGGGCAAAGACTCCAGGGATTACGGACACATGATGTCGTTTCAGGGATCAGTTGGAGACTTTGCAAAACTTCCAACCAAGGGTCCAACGACAATCGACGGCTGGGAGATCAAGGTTTCAGGGGATTTCACCAAGGATCAGGATGACTACTATGTCAGTGCAGTCAGAAACGCATCATCTGGGGAGGTGACCTACACCGAGTGTGCAAAGGATAACGAGGAGCATCAGTTCAACGCAACCACCCTGCCAAGGCGTCTGGTCAGGAACTCGGATGGGAGTTACTCTCTCAAGGAAACCGTCTGGACTGCAAGAGTCTCCGGGGATGACACAACCAATCCGTATCCCAAGTTTGCAGGAAACTCCATTGCAGATATCTTCTACCACCAGTCCCGCCTGGGGTTCCTCTCAGGAGAGACCCTGCATCTCTCAGAGACCAACGAATACGGTAATTTCTTTCTGACAACAGTCCTCACTCCACTTGCAACGGCCCCCATCGAACTTAGCAGTGCAGGTACAGAAATCTCAGTATTGGAATACGCACTCCCGTATTCTGAATCTCTGTTGATGTTCTCAAAGCTCAACCAACCGGTGCTACGCGCTCCAGACGTGTTGACTGCAAACTCTGCCGCACTCAGGATTTCAACGAGGTTCGAGGCATCCCTGAAAGCAAAACCTGCATCCTCTGGAAGGTTCATCTTCTTTGCAGAAAAAAGAGGCTCGCACTGTGGGATCCGAGAGTACTTCACGGATTCGAACACAAACACAATGGATGCTGCACAGATCACGATGCATGTTCCAAAGTACATTGCAGGAGAAGCAGTGCAACTCTTGGCATCCTCAAACTCTGATATTCTCTGCATCCGCACCGATGACGCTGATTCTGAGGAAACCGTCTGGGTGTATCGATACACCTGGCTAGGAGCGCAGAAAGCACAGGCATCTTGGTCAAAGTGGACCTTCGACGGAAAGGTCCGTGCAATGGGATTCGTGGAATCAGACCTCCTTCTCATCTTGGAGCGAGGATCCAAAAGTTACCTTGAGAAACTGCACCTTGGACGGGATTCTGCTGCATCTGAGAACGACATGTCCTCTGCAATGCACCTCGACCGGAGGGTTAAGCTCACCAGTGACGCATCCTTTGATGACTTTGCAACCACCTACTACAACGACGCAGGTACTGCAAACGCAGACCTCCTCTACATCGACAAGGCAGGAGACGCAAAGACTGCAACAGAGGTTGGGGCACTCACCCTCTCAGCTTCAGTCCCAATCTGGGCGGGCATCCCCTACGAGTTTAAATATAGGATCTCAGAACCAGTGGTTCGTCTCAAACAAAACGAGGCAGCAACGACTTCAGGACGCATCCAACTCCGGACCATGAGTGTCAACTATGCAGACTCCGGGTACTTCCGGGTGCAGATCAAACCCCAGGGGCACGATGTGACTGTAGGTGAAGTCACTGTCCGGGACGTTGCCACCCATACCTTCAATGGAAGAATCGTTGGTGCCGCAGCAAACAAAACCGACAGCACTCCAATACTCTCTGGAACTTTCCGATTCCCTGTGTACTCGATTTCAACTGGAGTCCAAGTGGAGATCACCTCCTCAGAGTGGATGCCCTGTTCGTTTCAAGGAGGAGAGTGGGAAGCTCAGTATTACACAAGATCAGGAAGGATTAAGTAATGTGCGAATATCTTGGCGCCGGGGTCGCAGCAGCGCAGATTGGCGCTTCAGAGTATTCTTGGCAGTCAACAAACAAGATTGCAAGAGATCGGAAGATTCTGGAGATCGAACAGATCGATGCCCAGCGTGAACGTGCAGGGAAGGATGCAGCACGTCGTTCAGAGGAAATGCAAATCCGCAGGGAGCAGGAGCGCCAGGTCACCGCAGCATCCTCTCTGGCACTTGTCAAGAAGGAGATGCAAGAACAGGCCGCCGCAGAGGCATCCGCAGAGTATCGAGGAGTCGAAGGAGGCTCCGTGGAAGCATTCAAACTCCAACTTACTAGAGAGAACCTTGCAGCAATGCAGCAAGTATCCGGCAACTTCAATGACCTCAAGAACCACATCTCTCAGATGATCTCTGATAACTGGGATTCCTTGGAGGACACCCGCGACTCCCTCGATCTTGCAGAGAAGGTTGCAGAAATCAAACGTAAGCAGGCAGTGCCAGAGATCGGAGTTCTGAGACTGGGACAGCTATCCTCGATCCTTCAGGGGGCAGCACACGACTACAAGTACGGAACCCCGTGGTTTAGTGGCAAGGAACCTCTTACGGATAATGCCAAGTTGCAAAACCTCACCCTCAAGATCCCCAGCGCGTCGAATTGGCGTAAAATCGCTCAACAGAAAGCCCTCACGCGAGGGTCATTTTACAAACCGTATAATCCCAAACTGCACTCCCCTCAAGACAACTGATGGCAGAATCGGCACAACAGCCAGCACAGCGTTACCGGCGACCACTCCCAGGAGTGTCTTACACCGGAGGGTTCCAAGTTGGCATCCCCGGAGCCAATCGCCCCTATGCAC